TTTTTTTTTTTTTTTTTTTTTTTTTTTTTTTTTTTTTTTTTTTTTTTTTTTTTTTTTGCATAGAAATCAGGCCCTTAGGCGGCCTTCATCGTTCCTTACTAGCTTTCGTAACGGAACTCGTAGACTTTCAACTACTCAAAAAGAAAATTTGAAAACAGTCTCGTCTTCATACATTTGATCCGGGAACCACATCCGAACAACCTTGTTGACATCAACAGGATCGCTCGGAGTGTAATACAACCATTTCCTTCCCTTTTGTTTCACCACTTTAGGTCCATTATGCCACTCCCATCTTTGCACGGGTTCAGTAGCATTAGGAGCAAGTGTGTAACTTATGTCCCAGGGTTCGAAATCAAAAGGACTGACTTCAGTCCTTCCTTCATTCATGAAATAAGCGGTATAGGCTCTTCCCGAATCTGTAGCGCTCACACTCAGACTTTTCATCACGTCATCTACCAGATCAGCTGCTGAAAGCAATACTTCTCTCCTTTGAGGCTGTTTAAGCTTCAAGTCTTCAGCGGCGTCTGTCGTTGGTTCGTCATCTCCAGTGTCATCACTAGAGCTATCGTCTTCTTCCTCATTCATCAGTTTAAAGACTGGGATGTGATCAAGTTGGTGCACGAGTAGGTGAGTATGATCTTACCCCTGTAAGCGATTGAGCTCCCAGATTGAAGGATACTCAGATACACCATGGGGTAGAAACCACTCGGTGGAAATAGCTGCTGTGACCCTCCCATAGGTAAGGGTAGGTCGAATGATATAGCTTTGCCCCTGGTGGCAGGTACGAAATCGAAGATTTGCCTCGTTGAGGTAGTGCTTTGGAACATGTCCTCCAACGTCTTGAAGTTGGTAGTGTTCGTAGTAAGACAAATTCCCAACTCTCCATCGTCGCTTTTTGGTGTAAGTTCCACCTTGATCGACTCTATCCAGACGTTGCCTTTGCCAGTTACCAAAAGGCTTCCGTCTCCAGTTTTGAACAGATCTGCCAGGACGCCAAACGCCCCGGCCTTCTTGGAATCTCCAACTGCCTTGGAAAATGCGGCTGTGTGTTTCAGGCCAGTATATTTATGAACTATACCAGCAGTGTTCTGGGTTGTAGGACCCAATACCTGAGACACAACGCCTAGTGCGAAATTGGTTTGCGCTGCCCCAGCGGCAGGCGCAGTCGGATTAGTTGTTGTTGCCCCGTCTGACATTGCGAGAGTGGATAAGTAGTACAGACTTATGACGGTTTACGTCTATCACTCATCATCGTTGTAATGAATAACAGGAGCGACATACGAAGGTTCGTTCATTTCCAGCAGATCTTTGGCCACACTCGTCAACATGCCTAACAAGCCTGAGAATTCTGGAGGCTTCTCCATATCCAACGGCTTGGCTTTGGCCCAGTTCAAACGCACATTGGAACCCAACTTGCGACGGGCGTTGAACACCACATTTGACAGTATGTTGTGGGCCTCCAATTCTCCGGGGCCAGTTAGGCATTCAAATATCCTATCTTGCAAGTTGTATATGGTCAACCAGTCTATGAAGATACCATTGATGACATCATCAATCTTACCTCTTTCTGTAGCTGCCAACAACTTTCTTAGCATGAGATCTGGGTTCTTGAAAACCTTTCCTTTGCATTCTATGAAAGAGCAGAATGAGCCTCTTTCTGAATAGAAGCCGACTTTTTCGACAGCCCGATCAACCGATTGCCAAATTTTGTACGTGGGTTTTATGGCTAAGTCCCGATAAACGAGACTATCATCGCCGGACCATTTAGACGGTTCACCTGG